GGCTGATTGCGAATAACACCATTATTACGACCAAGATCTCAACGAAGTCAGACAAGATTCTTTGTGACTCGCGCAGTGGCCAAATTCCTGGCCAGAGCACGGGTTTTCCCGCATCAGGAGCCTTCCCACGTGAAGTGCCAACAGTGAAGGCTAGCTGTGGCGAAAGTAGGTTTCCCGATGCTGTCACTAAGTCGGGTAAGAAAGTCATTGGATCGTAGAGCTTCGCAAATAACGCCCCAGACAACTCTAACGAGATATAATCCAGCCAAAAAGGGTCATCAATTTTCCTTCTTGCTCTGCGTTGTTGAAGTGTTTCATTCCTGTCTTTCCAAGCGTGATACATTGCCCCAGGTAGTAAATACACGAGAAACACAAGCAGAGCTTTGTGGTCGACTACTGTCAAAATCAGTGCAAGCCATAATCTGCCCAAAGGAGTTGGTCTTCCTCGAAGAGAACGCCCCAAAACCTTTGAAACCAATGGAGCGATCACCAACGTAGCTCCAGCGAGAGCTGTGACCATGTCTTTACCTATCGCATTCGCAGTATGCAGGTTCACTTTTCCAATAAAGCTTAATATCCTCAGCAAGAATGCTGCTACCAGGAGCACATTTATTGAACCTGTCAAGGTAAGGCGTGGAAATCTCTTTGCTGTAGTTACCGAACTTCTTCCACCTTTGCTGCTTGCTCTTATTGGGGTCGTGTGCCTGCTTCCATACGCTCCTGGCTTCTGTCCTCGCCTTTCGGAGATTTTCGATCGACTCACCGAGCTCCCGACAAATGCACTTTTCGAGTCTGATTGAGACTGGTGGTAGGATCTCTTTGTACTGCTCTGGTTGCCACTCTTCAAACTCGAGGCCCTGGTCGTTGGCTTTCTTTTTAAGTCTGGCCTGCTCGCCTTCGAGCCATTTCTCATCATGTCCTCGCTCTTCGAATTCTGCTGCTGTTTGTAATCTGATGAAGGATCTGTAGACCTGTTGTACTCCTTCCGCTCCAAGCTTAGCGAGGCCTTCATCATGCTCGATGACACTTGTAGGTATCCGTCCGCGTGGAAATTCAAGAATTGTGGCAATAGCCAAATCGCGAAGAATAGGCATACTAGGGTAAGTGGCCAAGCTCGATAGCGCCTTCGCTCTCGCAAGGCCAATGAGATCTGCGTCCGCGATCTTTGTTGTCCAAGCATACCTCTGAGTTGCCCTAGGCAATTTAGAAATCCACTGAGGAGCTTCTCTCGCATCACCTTTGTACAACCAAGCTGAACAAAAATCCATTGGAGGAAGGCCTGTAGTCCAGTCTGTTGGGTTAATCGGCTCATCAATGTAGCACCTGCAGATTCTTGCCTCTGGTTCGATCCCAAGTGAGGCGATGACTGCTGTGTATTTCTCAAGGAACTTCTCTGCCTCGTGCTGGCTTTCCGGAGCGTCCATAATAATGATGCAATCATCGCCATCAATGAAAAGGTCATATTGCCCACTTGTCTTGTCAAGGCCGGCCAAGAGACAGGAAAAATCCTGTAGTTGAACATTGTCCATGTCATTCCCTGCTTTGGTTTGTGGATCCCCAGACCGCCTTGTTCCTTTGATGATGAACTCAAAAACTTTGTTTTTTGTTCGATAGGAATGTTGTGCCATGATTTCATCAAGAGTCTGTGCCACAAACTTGTCTTCAACGTTGTCTCTAAGCCATTGCCATTCAGAAGCGTCAAGAAACCCTTCGAGTAAGCTTCCATCCCATCCGGCTCCATCGAATGCAATAGCAATTTGTTTTCTCCCTCTAGCTTCGCGCCGCTGCTCGATGATTTGCTTGACTCGTTTAGCCCTATCTGGTGGTGGTAATCCTTTGAGGGACCACCGTTGGAGTCTTGTGTTTTCCTCAAGGACTTTGACTGCTCTGCCGAGCTTCCACGTAATTTGTCTTCCTGTATCATTGATCGGTCTCGGTACTTTGAATTGTTCATAGGTTTCATACTTGAGGAAGACATCTGCTCGCTGCTTCTTGGCTTTTGGGAAGTGAAGGAGGACCTTTGCTCTTGCTTCTTGTAAAGGTATTCGTTTTTTGGAGGGGGCTGATGCGATGTATTGTTGACTCGGAAGAGTCGCACATCTTCGTCGTGGCCGTCTACGCTTTTCTGTTGGCCTCCGCTCCTCGTGTGACC